GAAAAGCTCAAGTCCAAGCTCAGAAAGCAATCATAGATGCTGAAACCGATAGAATGAAAATCATCATGGACGATGACAGACAACGTGATATCGAAGAAGCCAATCTACGAGTTAAGATGGCTGAGTTGCAGGCTAAGTTTGGCGCTCAAGTAAATATTGCTGAGATTAATGCTATCATGGAACGTGATAGAGAAATGATTAGGCAAACGCAAAAATCACAAGCTCAAGGATTATTTACTAATGCACCAGCAGGACAACCTAACCAAGATATATAATTTAGAAATCGTGGATGGTGAGTATGTTTACCAAACCAAAACCATCAAAGCGCAATCACGAGCCGAAGCTGAACAAATGATTAGAGAAGCGTTTTTGCATTTGATCTCCAAGGATTCGGAGATATTTGTCTTAAGTGAGGATATAATACATTAATGGCTATTACATACAGAGGTGAACGGTTTAGTGGTTACAACAAACCAAAAAGAACACCAGGAAAAAGTAAAAAGTTTGCGGTCCTTGCCAAACAGGGTGATAAAGTCAGATTAGTTCGTTTTGGTGATCCCAACATGACCATCAAAAAGAATATCCCAGCTCGTAGAAAATCTTTCCGAGCTAGACACAAGTGCGATACCGCTAAAGATAAATTGTCAGCTAGGTATTGGTCTTGTAAAAAATGGTAGTAAGAAAAAAACCAAGATGGGTTTCCGTCATTTTGTTGTCTTTGTGTTTTAGTTTGTATGTACAATCCAATGAGTACACTTTACAAAAAGAACTAGACTTACCTTTCAAAGAACCAATTACCAAAGGCGAGTATGTCTTGTATGGTATAGCTCAAGCTCTTGATATGCACAGCACTTACAAAGCCACACCTTATCCTTGTTTAGCTGAGGGCAATCCTTTGTTACCAAAAAAGCCCAGTATTCAGGATTTGATTATTTTTGATACAGTTCACAACTACCTAGTTTTAAAATATGTTGATGATAGCGAGACCCTAGCCTTGCATACTGGTTTAGCTTTCACGGCTGCTTATAACAACTACAAACTGATGGACAAAGGATGTTAAGATTATTTTTATTACTTTTGGCAGGTTTTATATATGCGCAAGAAGATACAGGTGGCAACAACCAATCAGCCGACAACTTCGGGACCAATAACAACAACTCCACAGTCAGCTCTTACAACGAAACAACAGCAACGACTAACAACTATAGTGGTGCTGGTTCTTCTCCTGGTTCTATGCCTGTCGGTTCAGCTATAGCACCCAGCCTAATGTCCAATGGCATGGATTCATGCTTGATGTCAGCCAATGGTGGTATTCAATCTTTTGGTCTTGGAGTGTCAACTGGTGCGTACCGCCAAGATGAAAACTGCAACAGACGAAGAGATGCTAAGGTCTTATCAGATCTTAATATGAAGGTGGCTAGTATTGCCCTTATGTGTCAGGACCCTAATGTGTGGGAAGCTATGTTTATTAGTGGTACGCCTTGCCCTATCTTGGTCAACTCCAAACTAGTCGCAGGTCGAGCAGCTTATTTAGCGATCAAACAAAACCCAGAACTTTATATCCCCAACTATGGTAAGGTCAGACAAGGCCGTAAACCAGCCTTAAAATGTCTGCGTTATACTGACACAGAAGTAATTATTGATTGCCACCCACAAATAATATGGGAATCTGATAAAAGATATAACGAAAAACAGCAATTCTATAATACAATACTGAGTATCAACGGAGATATTGATGAAGAAACTACTACTACCACTCTTAGCATTTCTGAGCGCTTCAGAAGCTCACTCAAATCAGGCGGTTGACGATTTAGTTAAACAGTCTGGGATTCTTAGAACCAACATTGACATTGCTATCCAAGGTATTGGTGGTTTTATGACCTACGCACCTTCTGGTTACATAGCACCCGAGGGTGTCTTACAAGCTGGTTACATTACCTTTGACAATATGGATGCTTACAATGCAGCCCTCGCTAATGTTGAAAATGCGACCTTTTATTCAGCCGAAGATTTTATCCAAGACAACCAACAAGCAGCTCAAGAGAATATGGAAGAAGCTATCAGCGATTTTGTTGACGCTACGCTTGCTATTGTGACTGTTATTGAAGTTAATGACCAAGCCGAGAACGCTCAAGAAACTGGTGACATTGCCGACCAAGAAGCTTTACAAGATTTTATTCAAGACAACGATGTTTATATTACCGAACAAGAAGTGGCTGACTACAACCAAGCCATTACTGATATCGAAGAGTATGGTAATCAATACGCATCCTTTACTGCGGTCTTGTCCAACGATGAATATATGAACGAGTTTCAAGCAACTGCTAATGAGTACAGAAACAGTTTCTTAGACGCAGCGATTGCTTTTGACGCATCGGTTGGTATGTTGACTGTTGGTTGGGAAAGTGTCTCAGTCATGGTTGACTTGTCACAATATTACAAATCTGCTGATGAATACTACGCAGCAGGTCAACAGAATGAATTTTACACCACATCACCAATAGTCTGTGGTTATGACTTCAGCCAATGTAATGAATGATTTAGAGCTTAAAATTGGAAAATTCACATTTAAAGGCATTTATATTGCGATCTTTTTACCTATTATCTCGGGCCTTGCTGGTGGCGTGTGGTATGTCAGCGATTTTTATAATCGTATCAATGTTATTGATGCACTAGCCAACAGCAACAGTTCGTATGGGACAAACATTAGCGACCTAGAAGCACGTTTATCTTCCGTTGAACAATCTATTGCCGACAACGATATTAGTTCGTTACAAGGCAAATTAGCCGAGCTTGGTACCAACCTATCACTTATTATGGAAGCGCAAAAAGAGTTGATGGATCTTAAGGACCAGTTCAAAGATATTGATGTGGTGGCCAAAGAAAACAAATTGCTTGTTGAATCGTATGAAAGTAGAATAAAAGAGCTAGAAAATAAAATTAACTTACATCAACGAGAAGTTGATGATATATGGAAAGGAATGGATGCTCTAGCAAATCCATTAGGCTAATGGCTACTAAAAGAAAAAGTTCAAGTCCCAAACCAAAAAACCCAAGCTTATACGCACGAGTAAAGGCTGAAGCTAAACGTAAATTCAAAGTATATCCAAGTGCCTATGCCAATGCTTGGTTAGTTAGAGAATATAAAAAACGTGGCGGAAAATACTAATGTCTCTGAAAAAGTGGTTTCAAGAAGAGTGGGTTGATATTGGTCGTAAAAAAAAGAAAGGCAAATACCAGCCTTGTGGTCGTAAGAAAGCGTCAACCAGTAGAAAGGGTTATCCTAAATGCGTACCTAAATCTAAAGCCATGTCTATGACAGCTGCACAAAAACGTAGTGCAGTCAAAAGAAAAAGAGCAAAAGCACAAGGTGTTGGTGGTAAACCAACTAGAGTTAGGACTATAATTAAAAAAAGGAGAAAGTAATGCCAAAAGTAGGAAGTAAAAAATTTTCATACTCTAAGTCTGGTATGGCTAAAGCAAAAGCCTATGCTAAGAAAAAGGGTAAAAAAGTAAAATATAAAAAGTAAGGAGCATCATGCCGTACAAAAAATATTCACCCAAGCAGAAGAAATTAGCTGCTGTCGCTAAACCCCGTAATAAAATCACAGGTGCTGATTTTAAAAAATTAAAAAAGAAGAAAAAATAAGGAGTATTATGTTTGATTTAATATTTAACATTATTTGTTTTGTCTTTATAATAATTGGTCTCTCATCAGTTATTGTTTATGCACTACCTGTGCCTAAAGACAAAAAGCTAAAACAGGTTTACGACTATGTAAAACTTGTAGCATTAAAGAAAAAGAAATAGTTCGATGAGTGATTTACTAAACAACTTAATAGGTCCAGTATCTGGGATACTGGATAAATTTGTTGCTGATAAAGATTTAAAAGCAAAGCTAGAGCATGAAATTAAAACCGAATTACACAAGGCTAATATGGCGCAGATCGAAGTTAATAAAATCGAAGCGCAAAGCAAACATTGGTTTGTCGCAGGTTGGCGCCCGTGTGTTGGTTGGATTTGTGCTTTTGCACTTGCTTATCACTTCATTCTCCAGCCCTTTGCGATCTTTGCGATATCTCTCGCAGGCTTCTCATACGATCTTCCAGAGTTTGATATGAACTCTCTTATGACCATCTTGCTTGGTATGTTGGGCTTAGGTGGTTTAAGAACTTACGAAAAAAAACAAGGCGTATCAAAATGAAAAACTGGCCAAACTTCAAGTACGAAGAATTTGCTTGCAAACACACAGGCGAAAACAACATGGATCCTAGTGTGATAGACAAACTCCAAGAACTTAGAACCGAATGTGACTTTCCTTTTATTATTACCTCAGCTTATAGATCTGAAAGCCACCCAGCAGAAATCAACAAAGAAAAACCAGGCACACACACCAAAGGCATAGCAGTTGATATCTTGGTAAGTGGTTCACAAGCTTATGAAGTTGTTGCTCTAGCACCGCAGTTTGGTTTTACAGGTATAGGAGTACAACAAAAAGGTAAGGCTAGATTCATACATTTAGATGTTGGTGGGGAAAAACATGGTAAGATACGACCATATATCTGGAGTTATTAATGGAACTATCAACATATTTGGTTTGGAATGTTTTTATCACACTAATACTAGCGCCATTATTATTTTCCATTAGAAAAAATGAAACAGAGTTAAAAAGGTTGGATATTTTATTGAACAAAACCAGAGAAGAAATCCCAAGCAAGTATGTCACTAAAGAAGATCAAGAAAACGATATTTCAAGATTATTTGAAAGACTTGACAAATTAGACCAAAAAATTGATAAACTAATAGCACAATGAATTTTTACAATCCATTTATGTCTGCCATACAGTACGCCCAATCAATAGCGGGCGGTATGCCATTTTCACAAGTAGTTCAACCTGGTATGAGTTTTTCACCACAGTTTCCAATGGGTGATAGGGTTATTCCACCATCACCAGGTTTACCACCAGTAACACCACCATCAGTACCACCAAACATACCACCAGTTGGTGTTGGGTCAGGCATGGGCGGTTACGGTAGTGGCGGATCTTCTCGTCTTAGAGATATTAGAGATGGCGATATGGGTATTGTTTACGACCCAATGGATGTTGGTCAACCAGGCGGTCCACTACCTTTTGACCTTGGTAAATCAGCAGGACCGTTAGATTTCATGTCATTGTTACCACCACAACAACCACCAGCAATAGGCTTACCACCAATACAGCCACCAATAAAACCCCTGCCAGATTTATCTGGTGGATTAATGAACACAGTACCAAGCGATCTTGGTAAAGTATTAAGTCTTATCTAAATGCCATCACAGGAAGAAATGATCAAGGCTCAAGAAGCCGAGAATATTCTTAACAGCGATTCTTTTAAAGAAGCTATTGCTAATCTCAAAGAAGAATACGTTAATCATTGGTTAAGAAGCAGAAACATTGATGATGTTGATATGAGAGAAGATTTACATAAAGCCATCCTTCTATTACCAGAAATAGAAAGACATCTAAGAATTATTGCCGAAAAGGGCAAAATCACTAAGTCACAGTTAGAAAAGCTCAGAAAAATTAGTTAAAATATAAAAAAACTACAAAAGGAGTTTTTATGGCAACAACGGATAAACCGATTGCACTACAGTCCGAATTGGACAAAGCAGCTTCATCATTTGAAGGATTTTTAGCACCTGAAGAGGAGAATGTTGAACCTGAAGAAGTTGAAGTTGAAGAAGCCGAATCTGAAGAAGAAGTCGAAGAAGTTGAAGAACTTGTCGATGATTTAGACGATGAGGATGAAGAAGAAGTTGAACAAGAAGATATTGAGGAAGAAGTAGAGCAACCTCAGCTTTATACAGTCAAAGTTGATGGTGTGGAAACAGAGGTCACGCTCGAAGAACTCCAAAATGGTTATTCTCGTCAGCAAGATTATACGAGGAAAACTCAAGAACTGTCTCAACAGCGTAAGACTATTGAGCAACAGCAAGCTGAGTTAACTCAAAGAGATGCGATTTATTCTCAACTGCTACCTAAGATGGAAGCACAGCTTAATGCTGAATTAGGTGATGAGCCTGATTGGCAGAAGTTATATGAGGATGATCCAGTAGGGTATGTTAGGGAAAAACAACTCTGGGATCAGAAGAAAGAAAAGTTATCCGCAGTTCAAGTTGAGCAGCAAAGACTTCAACAAGAAGCTATGGCTGAACAGCAAAAACAAATTCAATCTATGGTTGAAGAGGGTAACAAAAAACTTTTAGAAATAATCCCTGAGTGGTCTAAACCTGAAACAGCAGCTCAAGAAAAAGCTGCTATTAGACAATACGCTATCGATGTCCTTGGTTATTCACCACAGGAAATGGATCAAGTCTATGACTACAGAGCTTTGATTGGTTTAAGGTCTGCATGGCTTCAACACGAAGCTGGACAGGCAACTAAAAAGAAACCAACACAGAAAGCAGCTGCCAGAGTAGGTAAACCTGGTTCAACAACCAGAAAAAGGTCAGCAGCTCCAGAGAAAAAGTTGCGTCAAAGGTTAAAGCAGACTGGTAAACAACAGGATGCTGCAAAATTATTTGAACAGCTATTAAAGTAAGGAGAAAATATAATGGCAAAAGTTACAAATGCTTTCGATACCTATAGCGCTACTGCTGATAGAGAGGATTTGAGTAATATTATTTACAACATATCCCCAATGCAAACTCCATTTATGAGTTCTATCGGCACTAGAAATGTAAAAAATGTTGTCTTTGATTGGCAAACAGAAGTTCTTCCAACACCATCATCAAGTGGTGAATTAGAAGGTTTTGAACTTTCCAGATCAGCAGCTCAAGCAACTGTTAGAGAATCAAACGTATGTATGATTTCAAAAAGAGATGCAACAGTTTCTGGTTCACAAGAAGTTTCAGACGCAGCTGGTAAGAGATCAGAAATGGCTCACCAGTTAGCTCTTATGGCTAAAGCTCTTAAGAGAGATATGGAAGAAGCTCTATGTCAAAATGGTGCAAAAACAACTGGTAATGCAACAACAGCTCGTGTAACTGGTGGTTTTGAATCTTGGGTTGAAACTAATGATTCAAGAGGTACTGGTGGTTCAGCAGCTGGTAACGGTGCAGCTCCAGTCGATGGCACACAAAGAGATTTAACAGAGCAACTTTTAAAAGACGTATTACAACTTTCATTTGAAAATGGTGGTGAACCATCATTAGCAATTTGTGGACCACATAACAAACAAGTTATTAGTGGTTTCTCAGGCAGATCATCTGCAAGACAAATGATTGATGCTAATACTGTTGAAGCATCTGTATCAATCTATTCATCTGACTTTGGTGAGTTACAAATCGTACCATCAAACAGATCAAGAGAAAAATCTCTATTATTGGTTGATCCAGAATATGCAAAAGTAGCATATCTAAGAAACTTCCAAACAGTTGATATTGCAACTATTGGTGATGCAGAAACCAAGATGATTGTAGTTGAGTACGGTTTAGAAGTATCTAATGAGAAAGCACACGGTATCGTGGCTGACTTAAACGTATCTTAATGATATTTATGGGCGGGCTTAGTCCCGCCCTCTTTTTATGGCTAGACGAACTATCATAGATCACAAACTTGGTTACAAACATGAGTTTGCTACTGAGGATGATAAAGTCGTTTATCACACTACCCAAGACGTGCAACCCATCTTAGAACACGTCAAACAATTAAGTTACAATAAACCAGGGAAAGATTTACGTCACGTTGCGGAAGTTCCTATGGTAATATATCAACAAGCCATGCGAGAAGGCTGGGCCAAGGACCAAAAGGCATGGAAAAAATGGTTGAACAATCCAGACAATAAATTGTTCAGAACATGGAAAGGTAAGGTATGACATATTCAGAATTAAAAACCAACATAGCAAACTACTTAAACAGATCTGATTTAACAGATCAAATGGATATGTTTATAGATAATGTCGAAGGCGAACTAAACAGAAAAGTAAGAACAAAAGAAATGATTAAAAGGGCTAATGCTACAGCAGATAGCCAATACTTATCCTTACCAACAGATTGGTTAGAAGTAATTAATGTTGAGATTACTTCAAATGATTTCAAACCTTTATTTC